AAGTCTCGTGAAATACGGTACTTTTGAAAAAGCAGCGGGGGCTGCATAAAAAACGTGGGGACTAGCGAGCGGCGATCACGGAACCGTCAAGGCTGTCACGAGGTGCGTCTGCACAAGGGACTGCATGCTCCAGTTGGCCCTGACTTCTTGGGTTACTGAAGCAGTGTATAACTGAAGTTCTTCTAAACTATTGTTCCATGCGTTAATACGGTCAACAGCCTCTTGAGCCGTATCGAATAGAGCTATTCCCTTGACTTGCTGCACGTTTCCGACAGCCGTAGTCAGCACGGGTACTCCACACGAGGCCGCCTCGAATATGCTTAGCGGTCCAGCGTCCAACTCGGAACAACAAATAAGTAAATCTATATTTTCATAAAGTTTTTCAGACTTGCCCATTATGCACACTGGCTCAAAGTCTCCTAGTTTACATATCTCTCTAAACTTTTCAAGGCCTTTGATCTTGACATACTCTTCTAACGTGCAGTCACTGTTTATCATACCTATACGCTTGATCGGGCCAGTGACTCTGTGAGTCAGGGGGAAAACGCCCCCATCGGCACCAAAGGGAGTCCACGCCGCCTTGATACCGTGACGCTCGAGCTCTTGGCAAGTTTCCTGAGAGACCCCGGCATAACGAGCACCTTCTATAAAATTCGTATTTTCATGAAACCACGACAGGTTAAACTTGGGACAATGATAAATTACAAAAAGTTTTTTGGGATCTGGTTTTACGTTATATGACCTTTCTACAGAGTGAAGAGATGTGTTTGAAATGATAACATCGTAGTCTTTCCATAGACCCTTGACCCAAAAGTCAGTCACGTCCCATGAATAGACATCTACGTTGGGCAAGTACTTCTGAATAGCTTCGGCTATGCGTCCAAGGGCCCACTTCGTCTCTGACCACACCGCGATACGGGGAGCCGGCTTCTCGTAGACGCGCACTGGAAGACACGGCTGCTTCGTCACATTCTCATACCAGCCATCGTAAATACTTTGAAAGTATTCTTCATACATGGGAGCGATCCTCTCGACTGAAAAGTTCTCGGCCCAGTTACGGCAAGCCTGCGGGTCGATACGGTGGATATTCTGTGCGGCCCAGACCATCTGGCCAAAGGTCCTGCACCTGTACCCAGTGATCCCGTGAAGGTTGTTCTCTGTAAAGGCCCCTATGTCCGTGCTTATCACGGGAGTTCCACTGAACAAGGCCTCGATCATAGCCCCGCCAAAGGGTTCCAAATATGTTGAAAGAATAAAAAACCCTTTTGCATTCTTCATGAGCTCCTTGCGCTTTGCAGGGAGCGCGTACCCCACATACTCCACGTGAGGAGGCCACTCGGAAAGGCCCAGATCCCCTGGCCCGCCTTGACCCGCTATCACGAGTTTGGCCCCGATCTTTTCGGTTACCTGGATAGCCATGTCCACACCCTTCGCCTTGCTGATCCTTCCGAGACAAAGAAAATAATTATTTTTATTTTTATTAAAATCAAAATCTTTTGGATCAAAATAGTTGGGGATCACTGTGTAGTAGGCGGGTATGCTCATGGCATTCGTGGCATTGACAATACCTAGGGTTGCATGCAATAGTGCATAAGACTCGTAGATTTGATACGGAGCAAATGTGGCCGTGTAGCCTATGCCTGGCTCAACTATAGTGATATCTGGAGAGGCGACCGCGTCACAGACCGGCTTGTTCCCCCACCCCCAAAAGGCTAAAACAAAATCTCCAAATTGTTTTCTTTTAATAATCTCTGGCGGAGTGTTGGCCTCGTACTCCTTGTAAACCTCATCCGTCTGGTTAAACTTGAAGAACTGAGTACGGTGATAGTCTGTTCCATAGATCCTGTTGAAAGTTTCGCGAGTCACGACTGGCACGTGCTCCGTGCAAGGCACTTCCGAGTCAACATGGCCATAGTGATATACCGTGTGGCCCCTGCCAATCATCATCTCACAAAACTTGTAAACTTTCTGGGTATACGCACATGCGACGAACTCTTCTTTGTTCGTGATCGTATGAGGTACAGCCAACACATGGTATCTCATTAAACTTTAATTAAATTTTTCTTTTAAGGCAAATTGAGTCGAGTATTTGCATTCGTGATATTGAACATGTATGGAGGCGTCATGACGTGCTGGGTCGCGCCACCCCCTGGCATGCGGATGCGGCTTATAAGAGGAACTCCTGGCATCATAAACCGCCATAGGAGGGCCAACAGCAGAATGACACAAAAGGCAATGGCGAGCTGGCCCATTTATATTTGAAAATATTTTAATTAACAAAGGGAGGATGGTTCAGATGATGCTCTGGAACCCACGAATGGTTTGGAAAGTCGATGTTGGGTATGGGCAAACGCGTCTTGTTGATCCCGGGAGGCTCTGAGAAGAACTTCTTGTGTACATAAGTTAGTTCTATCACCACTGGTATTCCATTATTCACAGGCTCGCCATTGTTTGCGTGAGCGTGGACAAGATAATGCGTCTTTGTCATCTTTTCAAGAAAGTTAATCTTATCCTCTACGGAGCACGTCTTCTCGAGGCCCCACTTCTCCCACCACGCGTCAGACATCAGACCATGGACCTCCACAACTATTTGTTTTAGTTTATTCATGGTCAATTCATCAAAAGAGTTGAAAACATTAAACTCATGACCCTCAATATCCATCTTTAGAAATATATCATCGTACTTGTCCGTTAGGAACGCCAGATCTTGCGAACTTGTGATGAAATTCTTCATAAATGTAATATCACTTGTGAACTGCCATGGAAAGTCGGCAACAGAGCCATCAAAGGCGAAACTATTCTCAGCAGACATATTATTAAATTTAATAAAGTCCCTGCTAAACGACTCCTCGTCACCAACACCTGCAGATATGTAGCAGTCATAACCGCCTGGGAGGTCCCCGATCACGTATCCGCCATCGCCCTTTGAACCATAACGCAATTTTTGATCAAAATTATAAACGGTCAAGAACTTTGGCCAATCCTCCATTATTTAAAACTAAACTATAATCTTTAACCAAATATTTTCCTTGCGATGGCTTCCTTGGCCCTTAGACCCTTAATATTCACGCCACGGCGTGTAGCCAGGTTCTTAAGGTATGAAAGAGATATGGTTGGTCCGTTGGCATACACAAATCGGCCAGTCTGAGGATTCTTAACCTTGATGCGCCCTGAGGGACTCTGCTCAAAGTTGGAATTCTTCCGAGTCTTTTTGTTCAAGACTACAATCTTAGCCCGAGCCGCCTTGATGGCGTTGGCGTGGGCCTTGAGACGTGCGGCAATGTTGGCCAAATTTGCGGCGTTAGGAACCCGGGGAGGGCTTGGCACCCGCGGGGTTGGCGTGACCACATTAACGCGCTTGGGGGCCGAGCGCTTCACTGAGTTGCCCTTTACTGGAGTAAAGGGAGCGTTTCCGGCGTTTAGCCGTTGCGCCACGAGACGTTGCGCCTTGCGCCGAGCCAGGTTCCACGCGTTTTCGTAATTCTTTCCAGACTTGCGACCGTTCAGGTCCCAGTAGTACTCTACAATCTTGTTGAAGCGCTTATTCTTCAGCATCGCACCAGTCAGCGTCTTCTTCGTGGGAACGCGCCCCTTGAGCTTGCGCCGCGCCGCTAGAATCTGTGCCGAGGTCACCCGCCCCCTTGGCTTGAGTGGCTTGAGAGCGTTACGACCCGCTCGGAGGTTTGCGGATAGAATACGCGGGCGAGAGACGGTCATCTTCCGAAGGCGAGCCTTGGCTGAAAGCAAGTTAACTGAGCGCACGCGCTTCATCCGACCGGGAAAAATCACGCGCCGCAGACGGCCCTTGGCCGCAAGGAGGTTGGGAGAGTTAAACTTCCGACCTGTAATAAATTTATTTTTCAAAAGTTCTTGGACAGTGGGAAGACCCGGACAAGGATCCTCGTACTTGAGGCGCCACTCTTTGACGTGAGTATCTGTCATGCCGCGATATCCAGCGGGAATTGCCTCATTAAGAAAAGCCATGGTCTTGGGGAATCCACCCTTGCGAGAAATCCACGCCCTCAGGTTATTGAGGAAACAGTGGGCGTCATACCTATCGTCAGTCTTGGGGCCTATACCCCACGCACCAGCCGTACCAGTTTTGTTAGCCGTGTTGACTGCCGGGTTTGTACCATTCTTTTTCAGACGGGACCAACCAAAGTCTCCTATAAGAAATCCGCGATCCGCTACAAACACATTCTCCATGTGAAGATCATTGTGCCGAAAATCAGGAAACTTTATTTTTATTTTGTTTAATGTTTTGAGGACTGAGGTGATCACGTGGTGCATGGAGGCGTCGGTCTGATTCTTGGAATCGATCCACTTGGTCAGTGATCCTCCAGAACAATATTCCATAAAAATAATTGATTGCTTAGACTTGTCGTACTTGCGAGTGTTTTGAACATTGGCCATATTCATCGAAATGGGAGGGATGAAGTCGATACATTTCTCATGCTTGTAGACTTCGACCACTCCTGCCGGTGCCGCTCCGTGAACCTCCTTCTGTATTTCAAACTCTATTATGGCTGGCTGACGTTCCCCGCGCTCAGAGGCGAGAAGGTCCCGAGGACACACCTTGGCCACAAAGTCGTGACCCTTGTAGATTATACCTTGTCGACCCTTGCCTATCGCAGTCATCTTCTTGCCGGCCGAGCAAGTGAAGCGGTTCGCGCCAGTCTTGGGAGGACTGGGATACTGAGGCGAGCCAAATGGGAACACCTGTCCACCCGGAACGGCCTGGAAATACCCTGTCCGCCCAGCAGTCATAATGGGCTTTAATCCCGGGGAAGCTGGTTTGACAGAGTGTTTGAAAGCGTGCATAGCACTCATGTAAACGGGGGGTGGCGCGCGACGAGCCACGGACCTCTTGGGCTTAAAGCGCGCACGGGCCACATTGGCTGGATGGGCGCGCAGCCACGCAGCCGCCTGCCGCTTATTGGAAATATTCTTTGGAATATTTATTTCGGCTTTTCCTGAATTACTCATCTGAATAACGTAGTGCTTAGTCGGCTCCTTGATCAACTGAAATGGGCCGCGAGGATTCCATGCCATCACTTAATATCATACATAGACAATATTTCACGAATGGCGGGGTGGCGAACCACATCATCATCCGTAAACTGTAGGTGGTGGATAAACTCAGAGTCTGGATAGACGCGGCGGATAAGATCGGCAAGACCGTTGTCTTCGAAGCCGCGGTCATGCTGCTGAGTATCCCCTGTAACCACAACCTTCGAGCCATCGCCAATACGCGTCAAAAGCATCTTCATCTGTGACGGGGTTGAGTTCTGCATCTCGTCGCCTATAATCCACGCGTTCTCAAAGGTGCGTCCGCGCATATAGGCCAAAGGGCAAATCTCCACGTAATTCTTTAGTTCCTTTGGACTTATGTACTTGTGGAAGCAGTCGAACATGGGCCGAGTCCACGGCTCCATCTTCTTATCAAGACTTCCTGGCAGAAAGCCGTGCTGCTCATCTACACTGACGGCCGGACGCGTCAAGACCAACTTGGTGACCTGTCCCTTGACGAGGGCCTTGACGGCCGCATGACAAGCCAGAAGGGTCTTACCTGTCCCTGCAGGTCCTGTGCCTACGATGATGGGGGCGGGGGACTGAAGAAGTGTGAGATAACGTCCTTGGGCGAGAGTACGAGGTGCGACCATTTAAAATAAATACCTTATTAACTCTAAGTAATGAGTGCGGGCCTCGTTCAACTCGTTGCGCGTGGTCCTCAGGATGCCATACTCACTGGCAACCCCCAAATTACATTTTTTAAACAAAATCATGTAAAATATACTCAATTCTCAAGTGTAACAACTCGACAGAATATATCGGGCATACCGACTCCAGGAAGTATATCAACTATAAATATTGAAAAAAAGGCGGATCTTTTGGGATACATATACCTGACTGCCCAGAACAATACAGGGGTTGTTCCGTATCTGGATTGGACTCAAAATATTATAGATAAAGTGGAGTTTTTGTTGGGAGGGCAAGTCATAGATGAACAAGACTCTGTATGGTCTAATAACATAGAACCCGTTGTCGGGGCGGTAGTGCCGAGCCAGGCTAGGCTTCCGAGCGGCGTGCCCGGAACGAGTACAGGATTCAACTCAAATTCTTTTTATCCATTGAAATTCTTTTTTTGTAAAAATTGGTCGAGTATCTTGCCCTTGGTTGCCCTCAAGTTTCAAGAAGTCACTATACGGATAACATGGTCAAAAAATCTAAAAACTTCTGGGAGTGATGCCTATCAATATGTACTGTGGATGAATACAATATTCTTGGATCAGGCCGAACGCGAGTTTTTTGCGACTCGGCCAATGACCATGCTCGTGACCCAGGTCCAGAGACAAATCGTCGACAAGAGACAGCCATATATGGATATGACTTTTGCCCACCCCGTGAAGTACCTGGCCTTCCAGTCAAACTCGTACACGACCGTGTATTCGACGGGAACTTCCCTCCAGTTCAAGACTCAGATCAATGGCGTCGATGCGTGTGACTTCAAGTCTCTGAACCAGTGGGTCGATGTGACCCAGTATTATCATACGCCAGTGGGTTACTCGGCAACTGTATCAAATGCGGCGGTCATCCCCTTCTGCCTCAACACATCTTCTATGCAACCCACGGGAACTCTGAACTTTTCCAGACTCGATATATTCAGAATAGTCACGCCCGATAATCAGATCTTCAAGCAGATGACTCAAACGGCTGATAACCTTAGCGATGCTTACGTATACGCAGTAAACTACAACTTTCTCAGGATTGCTGACGGAGTCGGATCATTATTATATGCGACTTGAGTAATGAGTACCACACTCTTACGATTTAACCAAGTGGATGCCGAGCCATTGTACAATCAGCAACTGATTGACATACCTGCCTATTATCATTCTTACAATGGGTACAAACCTTCAAGTAGTATAATCTTTATTCCTTTTGGACTGTATAACGCAGAGGAGTCGGGTACGGTTAACTTTTCGGCCCTCCAAACATTTAATTTCTCGCCATCATCAGATCTTGGTTTGGGAACATATCTATACGCTGTTCGGTACAACGTCCTAAAATTCGAGAACGGTGCAGCATCCTTGGCATACGAATAATGTAGCAAATATTATGGAGGTGGTAGTTAAAGGAGCTCAAGACGTGCTCCTTACAGGAAATCCTGACAAATCCCCATTCAGGCACCTGTATAAAAGAGCATCACCCTTTGCCCTATGTGATTATAAGTCTTATTTTATAAATGGAAATCTTACATTATTCAAAAGAGGAGACTTGCTCAGTAAGTGCTATCTTATGCTTGAGGACTTTACAGGGAAAACAGTCGTTCCAGTATCTTGGTCGGTCTTGTTTGACACAGTCGACCTGTATATTGGCGGGCAGCTTATAGACAGCCAGGACTATACATATTCTTCTTTTATTTGGCCATCTCTAGAGTCAGATAATCTGTCACAGGGCGTTGCCACCGGAACTTTTTACCCTCTCCGATTCTTTTTTTGTAATAGTTGGTCGAGCGCATTGCCGATATCAGGAATAAAGTGTCACGATGTAGAATTCCGAATTACAAATCCTTCTCCGAATTACAAGTTTGTCTTGTGGCATACATTTATAAACTTGGGTGACGAGGAGAGGGCCCTAATTCCTTCAGAGATTGTCATCACGCAAGTCCAGAGGATATTGACGGCTAATAAGACAAACTATTCTGAACTTATTGGACCAGTGAAATATTTGGCTTCTTTTTCTTCTATACGGGGCGCTCCACAACTATCTGGGCAAAATAGTGCTCAGAATTTAAATACATCTAGTCCAGTTTACTTTGCGATTATAAATTCAGGGGCAGGTAATGTGTCATGGTCTTACTCGGCGCTTCCCGGAGGGGTTACGGTAGCATCATATTCAGACAATGGTATAACATTTAGTGTGGCTTCAGGTTCAACAATTTCTTCAGCTATGAATGTAGTTGCGACTAATCCCGTGTCATCAGTAAGTACCGGATATTTCATGGTTTCATCATCACCATGGACTACCAATAGTATAAACGCGCTTCCCTCAATTGTTCCACAAACACACGCCTTGCCTACACAAGCTGTGGACCTGAATTTTAGCGAGCTTCCCGTGTGGAATTCAAGTCATACACTAAAATATCAGTCTTTCAGAAACATCCCGCTATTTTCAATTAGCGGACAGACTACTAATATTATTTTTGGAAGTTTGGGTGGTTCTTTTATAGGTCCAGTAATGTCAGCAACCGGAAATTTTGTCCAATCTTCTAACTGTCTGACTATAACAACAATTGACTCTAGTAATTTTGTATACGTGACAAAAGACACACCGACCGACGGAGGAGGTACTTTAACTAGTATTACATATAGTATTCCAGTTACGGGCGTAACTATAACGGGTTCAGGGACGACCGCGACAGTTACTGTTCCTCTATATACGAATCGTCAGCCACAATATGGACATTATCTAAACAACGGCACGTATTCAGGGTTTGTCATAACGGTATCCGGAAACTCAACATATAACCAAGCCTCCGGAACTTCAATTACTGTAACGTCATCTACGCAGTTTACTTATACTACATCTGATACCATATTTGACCCTATTATATCAGTGAGTGGTGCAACCATAACAGGTTCAGGGACGACCGCAACGGTTACCATTCCTGGCGGTCATTCTATGAGCAACGGCACGTATTCAGGGTTTGTCATAACGGTCTCTGGAAACTCAACATATAATCAAGCCTCGGGTACTCCAATTACTGTAACGTCACCTACACAGTTTACTTATACTACATCTGGTACCATATTTGACACTATATCAGTGAGTGGTGCAACCGTAACAGGTTCAGGGACGACCGCAACGGTTACCATTCCTGACGGCCATTCTCTGAGCAACGGCGCGTATTCAGGGTTCGTCATAACGGTATCTGGAAACTCAACATATAACCAAGCCTCCGGAACTTCCATTACTGTAACGTCACCTACACAGTTTACTTATACTACGTCCGGTACCATAAGCGGCGCCGCGCCGACTGTAACAAGCATACAGTGGGTGCCGACTCTAGTGGCTGCTGGCATAGCGAAGTCTGTAGTTTCTATAGTATACACCGCAACTGGCATGACGGCCACGCCCATATTAACCGCTGCGGCCAGTGTGTTAAGTAGCCCGAACCCATCTTATACTTCAAATCTTATAGTATACGCAAGTAACTACTGTCAGAAGGAAATTCTGGTCACATTTAGTTCGGGTCACCCATTTATGCTTGGTACTTTTAGTTGGCAAACTTATGGTCAGGCAGATTATTATGGAAATCGCATCACCGAGCAAAATTTCGCAGCTATTATGGATGATTATAGAACGGTTATTGCCACTGATGCGGGGATCAACGATCAACTGGGGTACCAAAGACAGCAGTCAGATATTTATAAAACAAACATTTACGTGTCGAGTTCAGTTGGAAATCCGTATGACCAGACTACGAACCCCAAGACACCCGGTTATGTTTCGCCAGCTTCCGGGACTTTTCCAAATGTAATGGTAGGGAGTGATATATATGTCAGTGATGGCGGGACCCCAAACACAGGTACCTATGGCTATCCAATTCCTAGTACCACTTCTGGTCACAATTCGTGTACTTCGGATTTCTCCCAGGCAATACATGAGCTTGGCCATTCAATTGATTTTACGAGCGGGCCCTCTGGAACATACGCACCGGGGGTTGCTAGCGATTTTCAATGGTGGGGCGAGACAAGACCTGAAGTAGCAAGATCAATTTACTATCGAAATAAAAAATTTGTTCGAAATCCACAACTCGGACTACCGCTGGCAGGCAACGGTGTCGGAACAGTTCACATGGAGAACTACATGATGACATGGATCGACATGTTTATGGGAGCTTATAGGCATGTTTGTATATATAATGCTGCAATATCATGGACTAATTCAGCTTTTCAGGAATTTCTTATGAGTAGAATAGATACAAAGATACTTGGAATTATAAACCAAAATCCGGTAAGTGGGCAGGATCCACTTGACCGGATAACAACGCTAACTGGATGGACACTCGCAGGACTTTTCGCAGAATGGATGTACTGGATGATTAATATGCCATCGGTTATAACACTTTATCAATATCCTGGATGGGGATGCGCCTTACCTAATAATCATAATTCGCAAAACCCTGAAGTAAATTGTTTTCGTAGAGATAATTCTCAGATGAGAACAATAACAGAAAATAGGAATAATTTTGTAAAAAAAAGATGGGACCAGTTTGGGTATTTTATGCCAGTTTCAGCCGTGACAAGCGGTTCTACAACTACATTGACCCCAAAGTTTCAGTATTTAGACAGATGTGGTTTCGAGGTAATAAATATTTCAGGAAACTTGCCGGGTGGCACAAGCTCATATACAGTAAATTTTACACCGGTCCTCACTAATTCAAGTTTTTCTATAACCGGAGGGACTTATTCTCTTTCTGGAGGAAATATAGTTATCGCAGGCACAACAGTATCAGGCAGTCCACTTTTGGGCTCAACAATGAACATTGCCTCATCTTACAATAACTGGGGCACTGCCGGGGGGTGGGCATATTTAAGTAACATATCTGGAAGTACATATACAATAGCATTTGGTTCTGGTTCTGCGTTATCTTCTCTCACATCAGGGACAGTAACCAGTCCTATAATTTTTGATACAAATTTGAATGGATCAAGTGCGAGCGACTGGATAGGAGTGTGCTGCGTTTTGGACGCGACAACTGGAGCATGTATCAGGTCACAATCACAGTCATTAATAGCAAATGCGCCCAGCCAGGTTTACTTGTCTTCCCAAATAGTTGTATTAGGAATCGCATGTACCAACAAAATACCCATAGCCAATGGAAATATGTTTGTCCAGTTTTCGGTTGGTATAAGTAAAAATTAGTTAGTCAAGCTTATCAACATCTTCGTCAGAGTCTGAGACGAGCGGGGGAGGAAAATCCTCTTGAGAATCCTTTACGGTGCGATACGCACGCCAGGCAACAAACGGAAGCCAGACGGTCCATAGCCAGATAACTAGAACAAACAGATACATTCTGTAGATCCAGCAGCTAAATTCTCTATGTGACGAACGGACCGCCGAGCCCAATCGTAGTTTTCTATGTACAAGGCCAGACAATAGTGGTCTAAAAATAATTCAAGTTCACTCCCAGAGAAGGCTTCTCGGGGAGTGAGGTTGAGTAGTTTATCCGCGTATTTCTCTGCGTAGCGGGAGAGGTCCGGATCTTCTTGGGCGCGATCTAGGTTGTACTCGAGACGAGAGCATCGTGCCAAAAGTAAATATTTACACTGCTCGATAGACTGATTGTCCATCTGGTTTATTTCCTACATGTATAACGTGGCCACTCTCTAAGTCCTTGCGAAGCCACGTCTCCGGGCCGTTGATGATCTCTAGGCACTTGTGGCACTTGCAGGGTTCCATCAGTCCACGTCGTCTACAAAGAGCAGAGAGTTTTTGAAAGTCTGATAGTGGCGCAAGGATTTTTTCAGAATATGTAAATTACGGCGGGCCTTTTTGACAGCCTGCGCGTCAGTCGTATCAGTTGTCCTGATAATATGGACTATAGCCTTACGGACAGAATCCATTCAGTACTTGTCAATGTCTAGAATGTTGAACTGGAGCATCAGGTCCTTGTACACATGACGTATTTTCTGGTGCTTGATCACTTCCATGGCGCCATTATGGTAATAGAGTGTTAGATCCCCATGAACCTCATTATACTCAAACCAGCGAATCTGGCTCGGGTCGACAACGTAAACAGTTGATCCATCCTTGATAGCAAAGGGAGTCATTCTACTCTATTCTTGGGCCGTTTCTCTAATACGCAACTCAATGAGTTTTGCTGAAAGATAGATTGAAAGATCAAGGGCCTCCTCCAGAGCCTCCTTGAGCCAGTCGTACCCCAGTCCCTGTACTAGTCCATGTCCATACTCCTTCCTACCCTTTTCCATACGAGACTCTATAAGACGAATAATTTCGGAATTGCAATCCATTACACTACTATACGTGAAGTTCTCTAAGTTCCTCGCTTTCGCGCCGCAGACGCTTCTTGCAGATGTCGTAGTTTGGATTAAACCAAGCCTCTCTCCAGTTGCGCTGGATAATCTGAGCCTTGGAAACTTCTTGAATCATAGCCGGCTCAAGTTCCCTCCATACCTGATCGTAGAAAAGTCGCCGACAGTTGGCGATAACGCGATCAACGTGCTGATTTAGATTTTGGGGATACGGTACGTCCATAGATATCCACATAATATTGTGGACTTGGTCGTGCCAAGCCTCCAGAATATCACGGACTGACTTACAGTACCTGTAACGGTCAAACATTTGCTCAAACCCGTAGTCTATCGCCGTCTCAAGGCCATCAAGAGAGTCTACGTCCATATGACCCGTCTCTTCCCAGTAGGTGCGGTTTGTGTGGATAATGAGCTGAAATTCAAGGCTGTCGAAGAGCAAGGCATCAAAGTTATTCAGTTGCTCGTCGACAGACTCCATTTTGTTCGAGTCCGTGCTCTCGGCCCCGCCCCCTAGACACAGAACCTTAGTTCCAGACCATACCAGTCTCTTCACCAATCATTCGTTCACAGAGTTTTCTTTTTTCGGTGTATCCGCGGATGAGGCCCCGCACGAGGTCGCACATATCCTTGGCTATGCACGCATAATCCCGCTCGAAAGACTCATCGTCGCTCACAATCCAGGACATTGCGGTCTCCTCGCGCTCTTTAGCCTGTGACCGGTGAGCCTCGAGCTGGGCAAGGGTCTGGTCGTGCCAATCAAGGCGCTCATCTTCGGAGAGCTCATACCAACATTCAACAGCTTTACAAGTGGTATTAGCTGGTTTATATAGGCCCTGGGCCATGAGAGCAAGATCCTCCTTTGTCGTGTATCCTTGGATGTAGCCAGTCATGAAAGTGTACTGAGCTGGTGTTAATGCCTCTTCAGTCCATTCCTCGAACATGGGATAGGTCCAGGTGAAGACGGTCTCTCCAGATGGGGTCTTGGCGCGCAGCAGCCAGGAGTTGGAGTCCCAGACTAGGCGGGCAGACATCTTTATTGTTTTTGAGACAACTAGTTTCTAAGTGGGATGCTCGTGTGCACAAAACCTATTTTCATTACACGGGTGTATGCTTCTTACAAAAATCCCCGCAGGTTGCCTTGAACCCGCACTGTCTTCCCTCTAGTGTTTGCGCGTTGCAGCGCAAAGCGGCGGGTGGTACTATGCGGCCCTTTCTTGAGGCGGCCACAGCTACTGTCTCCGCAGGCTTGGGCACCTCCTTTGTCACCAGAAGCTTGGGCCGGGCCGCCATCAAGGCCATTGACTTTTCTCTTGCTCTCAGGGCCGTATCGGCCATTTTTTCTGGGTCGGGATGACCAGACTTGATTGCAGCGCTCAGAAGTTTTTGCCAGAGCTCGTTCCCGTGACCATCGGGCCTGGGAGGGACGGCGCGCGGGGAAGATGGGGGAGGAAGAGGGCGGAGACGGTGGGCCATTTTGAGTTTGTAACACTTGTGCTCTCGGGCCAGGGCCCTAAAACACAAAACCTCTTTTCTCAGCCTATGGTAGTATGAATCCCCGTAAGTTTGGTCCTTACTTCTGGGGAGCACTTCACACGGCCTGCTTAGAGCCCGCCGATATGGCCGCCCTCAGGAACTTTATTTTTCTTTTTCCTTTTGTCTTGCCTTGCTCAGCCTGCCGAGTGTCTTTCCAGGAGTGTCTGAAAGAGCTTCCGCCACCTATGCGAGCCGACCAGATATTCGCGTGGTCGGTTGAGGCCCACAACTGCGTCAACTATAAGCTCGGCAAGCCACTCATTGGCCTACAGGAGGCTCACCGGATATGGTCCTCCAAACCTCCAGAGACGTTTACTGATTTTTTTTAGAGGTGAAAGAATAGGATGAGTTCTGGCCCTGTAAGGTCAACACGAACACGACTCCCGTCACGCCACCCGTATAATAGGGATGTACAAACCAATAATTATTTTCAAAAATTAGGTATATCTTTTGTACCTACAAAAGTTGGATTTAAAGTATATATTGATAAAAAACCAGTTACAAATGCGAAACTTAAAAATCATCCTCTGATGGCTAATAATCCCAATCTGGCAGAACAAATAAGGGCTAAAAAGGCAAGTCTGCCCAAGCCAGTGACGGCTCCGAGAGGAGCGAGAAAGCCCAAAGGAAACAATGGAAACAATAATAACTCTAATGCGAACGGGCCGAGCAACAACATGGCGGCCGGGGGGAGGCGCCGTTTTCAAAAGCACGCGTCCAAAAAGAACTTTGTGCAAATAGGAGCAGGTGTTGGAGTGCCTCAAAACAATGCAGACTTTGCACAGTATCAGGTGAGTGCTTTATTTTCTTCAGAAGCTCTTCAATCTTATTCTGGGGGAGAATTAGAAACACGGGCAATAGAAACTGCCGTTCAACATGCTAAATCGGGAGGGGATCCTATTGATGCTTACAAATTTAAAAGAGAACATAACGGAGTTATAATTCCAGGTAATCAGATATTCACCCTACAAAAAAGGACTTTTATATTCAAGCCGCGATTTTCACTCGCAGGCCTTAAAATGGCGTCAAATGCTAATCAGTCAATAATTGGCCGTGCTATGAGCGCAGTTCTCAAGGCTTGCCGTGAACACAAAAGCAAAGGAAAAGACCATGTGGAAACTGATCTTATAGAAGTTATACCTGGAAGCCATATTAATCTGTATGAGTTGAAAATAGGCGAAGGAAAACCAGAAGGGTTCCCTGCAGAAGCTTATCAACTTTATAAAAGTAAAAGAATATTAGAGCTTGAATTCGAGCGTATTCAGCCAGGAGTCCCTCCTCCTAAAATAAATATGTACTTTTTAGCGTGGGGATTTAATTTAGTCCCCGGAAGATCTGCGGCATTTTCTGTCGAACATATAAAATTCAAAAAACCGACAGAATGGGCAGGAGGGCCAGCTATACACGCACTTTTTGAATCTCATAAACCAGGTTGGGATACTATAAAAGAACTTGATCCAGCAGAGTTCGCCGCCGTTTCTGGACTGAAGTCGGCTATAGTAACTGCACAACTGATAAGAAACCGAGAAAGCACTATGAAAAAAGTGCGCAAAGTATTGGGCACCATGGAAAGACGGCACGGGAGATGGCGCACAGTATCGCCCCGAACACGACTAGCGCTTGAAAGAACTCGCAGAATAAAACTCGTTTCTGGAAGAACAAACAATAGTTATATTCCACAGGGAAATCTCACGGCTCTTCATGACCCCAATGGAGCAAGGTGGGCAAATTATATCAGAAATTGGTCAATAAATAAAATTAAAACAAATGCTGGATATACTCAAAATGAGGCAAACAATGTTAGAAACAAGGAATATAGAACTTTTGATCGTAAATGGTTCAATGCCCTTTCTGTTCTTAAAAGTGACAATATAGTCAGGGTATCTACCGGTAAAGTAAATATACGCAGATTGGCAAAGGAGGTGTCGAGTTCGGAGTCAAACGCCCCCCAAAGACACGAGGGACGCGCCATTAAAAATTATGTGAATAAGTTAAAAATTTTAATACTTATGATGGAACCAGCCCATGCGCATAAATTTCCCGCAGGTCGCCGATGGGTAAAAGAACATGACATTAGAGCAGTACCGGGTGCGTTGACTAGAGCGGATCTCGAACCTGTTTTTCGTTTCACGACAAATGAATCCCAGAAAACTTTTCTAAATGGTTTTGTACCGACTGTTACTAACGCAAGTGCTCGGAATGTGCTCGCTAACGACCCCGAAGCGCGCCTTCTGGCCGCCCAAGCCAACGCCATGCAGGCTCCAAGAAATAATAGTCCATTATATTAAATGCCATTCGTCCAGCCAAGGCCGGAAGAGACGGCTGCGAGTGTTAGAAAATTAGTTATAGATGGCCTGAAAAGAAAGATCCGAACCGCCAAGAAGCGCTACGCGGCCATCAACCGACTCAAGGCCCTGCCCGTCATCCGGAATGTATATATCCGTAATAACTACGTGAACCCAGTGACTCTCAACAAAATTCCATCAGGACCGACCGTCTATCACGTGAAGGACTCTCGTACAGGCCGTGTAGACTATTACGACAAGGCCACCTTCTGGAAACTCATGCCTAAAAACATTAAAAATAATTATAATCTTTTGATGGCTGACCCAAAGCGACCACTCTTCAAGAATCCCTTGACCCGTACAAATGTCAAGACCCGTAATGTCCAGCGGGTCCGAGTGAAACCCGCAGGTGCAAAGATAGTCAAGGCCATCAAGAAGCACATCTCAAAGAAGAAGGCGCGGAAATCGCACTAAAGAAATAAAAATCCAAAGGAATAGATGGCTAGTCCTTACGAGGCCCTAGGACTTCAGAAGGGCTGCTCTGAAGGGGATGTGAAGAAGGCCTATCGCAAACTTGCTATGCAGCACCATCCCGACAAGGGTGGCGATCCAGAGCAATTCAAGAAGATCCAGGGCGCCTACGATATCCTGTCCGACTCCCAAAAGCGTCAGAATTTTGACCAGTTCGGGAACCCTGACGGCCCGCCACAGGGAAACCCTTTCGCAGGCGGAGGAATGCCAGACATATTCGCCCAGATGTTTGGTGGCGGGAATCCTTTCCAGAGACCCCCGCAGAGCCAGGGTCCGAGACGGCGGAATGACGCCCAGCACGAACTGAACATTAGCCTAGAGGAGGCCTTCAGGGGGGTTCACCGCCACCTGCGCGTGGGCCTCCACAAGCCTTGTATGAAGTGTCACAAGAAGTGCCCAGCCTGTCACGGGCAGGGGAATATACAGATCCAGATGGGTCCCATGGTTATGCAGCAGCCCTGCCCTCACTGCCAAGGCCAAGGGTGTTCTCGCACGGGCTGCAAAGACTGCGAGGGCAAGGGGAGCAAGGTTGAGAATCTAAACCTGGAGGTGGTCATACCGTCAGGAATAGAGGATGGTGGCAAGGTCATCTGTAAGTCTCTTGGCGAACAGCCTCTGAATCCTAACGAGGAGGCGGGCGACTTGATCTTCGTTATAAGGGTCCAGAGTCACCCAGAGTTTATGCGCCAGGGGGACGACCTCATATGGTCGACCAAGATATCCTTCATAGATTCGGTCAACGGAAAGACTATTACAATTCCACACTTCGGAGGAGAAATTAATATTTCTACCTCGGACTGGGGAGTGCTGGACCCGAGAGAGGACTACATCATTCCAGGGAAGGGTTTTAGGAACGGACGGCTGAGGGTTCACTTCAATGTGATTTATCCTCCAGCCAAGGCGCGTTTTATTTTACAGGCCCAATAGTAGATGAGCACGCCATGGAGACGCGTACCCGTTGGGAGGGCACGAACACCCAAACCGCCGTCTCCCTCCCCGCCTCGCGGAGTTTCCCCTCCTCACCCAAACAATAAAACAAAAATAAATTTTATTAAAGAATATATTAATCACGCCAAGAATCTTCAGAAGATTTCAAATTTAAATAAAAATAATTTAAAATTTCACATTGAAAGAAATGACAAGTTCGGTGTCGCTGGGGCTAAACTTTCTCTACAAAATAAAAAAGGTAAAAATCAGGCGTTTATTACCGTAGAGCCGAAACCAATGCGCAATAATAAAATGGCTTTGAACCTTGCTTATGGAAGATCTCATATAGAAGGCAAGGGGTATGGACTCTTCCTGCGGTCCTTGGCGAATAAGATTGGAAGAAATTTAGGAACTGTTGTAACAACTCAACTGGCCGTGAACATAAACAAAAGGGGTGGAGCCGAGGCTCCATCTTCACACCTATTGAAACGCATGGGGGCCAATGTTACGTGGAGAAGTAACAAAACATCTTCTATGGAACACGCGTTATATCCGTTAAAGTCTCGTACAAGCACAATTCTCGCCAAGAGATACAAGGTCCGCCCTCCGGCCCTTCCCCGAAAACTAAACAAAACATTAATGAATTCTGTAAAATATAATAACCTCCCGAACAATGCCCACTCTCTTGAAAACTCTCACCGTATTATACTTGGTCAAATATCAAACAAAGGTCTTAAAGAGGCTCTGGACCCCTTGAGACGCCGCATAAAACAGAAGATGATTTCTCCTAAAAATCTTTTTGGCTTGTATTTAACAACACTACATGGTAGATCCTATGCGCGGCGCGAGCGGGTCCTCCAGCTTGAGAAACGCAAGGCCCGAACGGCCATGAGGCAACCACGAGGAAGGAACCTGGTAAATTATAGCAATCTGTAGCATATTGCTATTGCAAAATTAAGCAAGTTGATAGCGATAGTGTCCTGGGTCGCATGGATCAGCTCTCCGAGATCAATAGGAGCGTGATGTATCACTATATCATTGATAGCACTTGGGACGAGGCCAATGGCCGTACCCTTGACCACGTGCTTTTCAATTCTGCGGATCGTCTTCTTCGTCACTGGGTGACGCTGAACACGACGGATGGCAATCTGAGTCTGGACACAAAGTCCTCGCTCCATTCTTACTAGTAGACAATTTCTTCTATGGCAGAAAAACTTATAACTAATGTTGTAAATATCGGAGCAGAAGTTACCGCTACGTAGACAAAGGGGATAACGACCCACAGGACACAAACTTGCTTGATTAATGTATTCATCTCTCTTGAAAGGCTTGTTTTTCTTTAAAGAAAAAAATGCCTTGATTATTATGGAGAACTGTGATGCATCCACTTTTCTGAAAAAAATGGAACCAGAGTCGGTGCAGTGTATGATATGCGACCCTCCGTTTGGAATTGGTGAAGAGGGTTTCGATAAACATTATGCACGTGACTCTACACATGTGATATCTGGATACGTTTCCGCCCCTACCGACTTTAAAAGTTATTTCGAGTGGGCCAAACTATGGATAAGCGAGATACCTAGGGTTCTAAAAAAAGACGGAACCTTCTACGTAGTCTGTGCATGGAACCATGTATGTGATATAGAAATGGCCATTCGGTCAACCGAACTAAAAGTTATTAATCATATAATTTGGAAATACAACTTTGGAGTTGCTACACAAAAAAAGTTTGTTTCAAGTCACTATCACATATTGAGATGTGCAAAAGTTTATGATCCTGTATTCTATAGTCGTGCTTACTTTGACGAATCAGAGAGAACACCTTCGGGAGGTTCGGCTCAATACTGTGACATGGAGGATGTCTGGACTATTAACAAAGAGTACAATCCGGGTCTGAAAAAGAATGTAAATAAACTTCCAGAAAAACTCGTGGAAAAGATGATATTATACACAACCAAACCTGGTGATCTAGTGGCCGATGTATTCATGGGAAACTTTACAACTGCATACGTTGCAAAGAGTTTGGGCAGAAATGTTTCAGGATGTGATTTGAATCCAGAGACGTGTGCCGAACACATTCCCAAAATTATCGCACTCGAATTGGGAACTCCCTCGGTGGCAAAAGAGAGCGCCAAACCTGAGAATTCCGGTGCACCTATAAGTCCTGAACTACGAAAAGAGATACGCGAACGATACGCACGAGTAAAAGAGGGGAGGACTAAAAAAGACGCAATGGCTATTCTATGCACTGAATTCAAAAGAGGTAAATTTAGTATATTAAACATTATCAAGACGTGCGCTGAGCCCTCAGATGTGTCTTGATGCGCTCGACAAGGACGGCCTTGGCGCCGCTAAGTATGCCCACCCCCGGCGTGTGACGAATGAAGTCTTGGAGATGACGCACGGTAAGTTCGCCGATAGTGTCCTGATCGAAGCGCCGGCGCACGTCTTTAGCGTTAGCCTCGGAGTCAATCTCGGCCACCTCACGTTTCGGCCGGGGGTGCAAGAGAACATCCGCGTCCCACAACTCCTTGCATCTACTAGAGGTGACATCATGATCCCAAGTTCCGCGGACCCATATTGACCATCGAACGTTCCTCTCCGGGGTCAGCAATTCGTTAGAGTTGATATATATCGCGTCACTTCCCCCTCTCTTACCTGCCGCCACATTCTTATTCCAATTTTTTATCATATTTTCTTGCTTTTGTTCCATAAGTGTACGAATGTGCGCAAGAGTCTCCGGAGCCTTTGCCACGAGAATAACAGTATTTCGCTCGTTCACGAACTCTCCAAGGACAAAGGCATCGGACCTCAAAGTCTCCTCTCGTCTCACCTCGTCATTCTGTTTGTCCCACATAAAAGAAGGCGGATAATCCCCGGAAGTCTTAAACTCGACATCAGTGAGATTGTGATTGATCGAGGATGCGTCAGAACCTGTTCGCTTGAGACTTAAGGTTAGATCGCCCCATATACCTAGTTTTACTTCCGAGTAAACTAAAACTGTTCGAAAATTATAGTTGTCGAACAGTTTTAGACCGAGTTCACGCAGGCCCGCTTCATGAACGAGCGGGACGAGGGGCATGAGATGAGCGAGTTCCATTTTATCAGCGTTGGCGTGAATCAGAGCGATAGCCTCAGCGAGTTCCATTTTATATTTATTTTAGTAGAGAATATGTCCTAGGCCTTGTGCACACAACTAGTTTTCTGCCTCCTCCTCCGCCTCCTCCCCTGCATACGTCTCTCGCGCCACCTTGAGGGCGTGAGCCTGGGCCATCTTCTCGGTCACCTTGAAGCCCTCCTTATTCTCCATTGTATCCGCAAGAACCGCCTTGTATACATCCGACTCAACCAGGGCCGCCTTCAGTGCCGTACGGATCACCTTCATCTTCTCCTTGAGAGACTCCTCGCGAAAGATGAGTTTCTGAATAGCGTCCATTTGTTCTGTTAGTATAGAAGTCTTATTCTTTAGACGCGAGGAGACACAACTTCTTTTCCCTGGAAGAGTTTGCCTTCTGGTCCGCACTTGCCCTCGTCTCCTCGGCTGAAAATTGATAAAGTGTATAAGGCTTGCGAAGTCCCGCCTTCAGACCCTTAAAGCCCGCAGTATCTAGTTGGGACAAAGTGGACACACTTATGACAAGAGGGATTCATTACAATATATTCCTTAACCACATCGCAGTTCGCCTTGCAAGAATTTATCGAGCGCTTCTACCTGATCAGGGTCGCCAAGAGTCCTGGCGATATCAATCGCCGAGCCAAAGGCGGCGTTTCGGGCCGCCTTGCGAGGTGCCCCAGGGCACTCGGGTGAAGATACCTCGGGCTCGCCCTCCTCGGCAGACTCGTAGATGGCTGCATGGCGTGAAAAAGCCATACCAAGTGATTCCACTTCGCCGTCAGGAAGGGTCTCGAGGGGCACTGGTCGGGCGAGCATCACTTTCGTGCCGACGGACCCGCCACCACTCGGGATTGCCTCGGTCCGACTATGATACCGAACGAGGCATGGCTGAGGCTCAAAGCCAACCTGGGTCACGCAATAGGACCACCCAGTCTCAGACTCGAACACTTCCCAGCCAATGGGACGGTCAGGCTCCCAGACCGACTGGACCGACCCATCTGCACATATCACATAGAGGTCATTATGCCGAGGGGCGAGTTCGAGTTTGCTTCCGTGGCCGTATGTGGAGGGCGTGCGGCACAGGCCAAGAGGGCGGTCCGCACTGATCACTTCAGCGTAGAACTGGACACCTGGATAGAGGGTGGCTGACATTTCTTTGTTAAAGCTTCCTTGACTCTAACTGCCTTTTGTGAATAGATAGTGCGATCCTTGGACTTTTTAGCAGAGTTGCGTTTTTGCTGGCGGGCAGAGTCTTTTTCCATACGTGAATTTCAGGAGGGTCCCACTTTGGACCCCTGGACACAGAACCCTTTTGCGTGTGCGTCCAGGAGTTTTTTATTTTCTGCTTTTATATTAAATGTCTGGCGGAATAGTTCAGCTAGTCGCCACGGGAGCCCAGGATACTTGGCTGACGGGGAAGCCAGAGATTTCGTTCTTTCGTTCAAATTACAAGCGTTATACACACTACGCGCTGAGCTCGGAGCGCCAGATTATTCAGGGCAATCCCTCGGCGGGAAGCATCTCCACCATCCGCTTCGAGAAGAAAGGTGACCTGCTGAGCTACGTATACTTTATCGGCAAGGATACATCTGGTTCTCTGATCCCGGGTGTGGACTGGTCCAAGGTGGTGGATAAGATTGAGCTTCTGATAGGTGGCCAAGTTGTGGACACCCAGGACATCACTTGGATGACGCAGATCGAGCCAGTCACTGGAGCGCAGAACTACAGCCAGCGCTATCTGAATAACGACCTGACGGGCCTGACGAATGTGATCAACGGCTTTTTGCCTCTCAAGTTTTTCTTTTGCAAGGACTGGTCGGTGGCCCTGCCCCTCGTGGCCCTGCAGTACCACGATGTGGAGCTTCGTATCACGTGGAACCAGAACCTCAACTACCGTGTAGGATATGAGCTTTACGGTTTCGCGTCGGCTTTTACTCCAACAAGGACTACGGGAGTTACCGCGGTCACCTCCCCAACGATCGGTAGCCAGGTGGCGGCGATTGCCCTGGGCGGCGCAACAACGGCGTCTGTGACCAATCCTATAACCGCTAGTGTGGTGGCATCTTCTAATTTCACGGTGACAATTGGTGCTACTGGCGGTGTTGCCGCCACGACATGGCAAGCGAACCCATTCCAGTATTCGGCCGCTTCCGGAGCCATCTTGCCCGGAATGACTTTCACGGTCGCATCACAGACGCTTACTGTTCTGTCCGTAAGCCCTTCGGCCCCGGGCGCAAACTCCGGAACCCTCACAGGTATGTTCGGATCAGCACCTTCCGCCACCAACCCCCTGCCACCAGCGACCAGCCTGCAGGTGCAGTCACAGGCCACGGCGACGACTACGGCCGATGGTACTTCTTTCTCGCCAGCGGCCATAACAGTCGGTGTTCAGTCCTACACTGGAACCCTGACGGTGACTTCTGGAGCGGCCGCCCTCGCCGTCAACTCTATAGTGACCACAAACGCTCCGACAGGCACGGGAGCTTCTTATTTCTATGTTTCGGCAATTACCTTCACGTCTGCAACAGTCGCAACGGCAACTATCACGGCCATAGGATCAATAACTGCAGTCGGTTCTGGAAATTTCATCCAGACGGGTCTCGTCTTCACTCCTTGGTATCCAGTTCTCAATATGGCCATAGGCGCGGCCACAGGTACCGTGGCTCCTGGTCAGGCGATAGTTGGCCTGGCTAGCCTGCAGGGGGTACCAACTCCCACCGTCAACACAGTATACTCGTCGGCATACATCACTATTAATAACCTCAAACAGCCTACTCTTAGCGCGACCGGTGACTCGCCGTCTACCGTGAACGGTTATGTAACGGGAGTTGGCCTCCACTACATCCCGGGTAAGTATGTAGTCGGCCTTGTGAACGCAACTTCAGGAGCCCTTGTTCAGGCCGGGCCTGTTGCTTATCAGGCGGCAACCTATACCGCCACGACTCTGAATCTTTCCAACTTTGTTCAGAACGGTTCGAACGTGTATACTTCCGGTGCTTTTAGCGGTCTCGTGCCGGGATCCTCCCTCCTCTTCTACAATGCGGCTGGCGCCGTCGCCTCTATTTCAAACGCCTACATCCAGTCTGGCTTCGTCTCTTCCGTTCCAGTTGCAGGAAACTTTAGCGTGACAAACATACCAGCAGGGACGGCCCCGATAGTCTTTGCTCCAGGTACCACGTATTCCTACCCAGTCGTGTCCTCCACAACAACCTTTACGGTGACGCTTTCACAGGCGCCCATCTCCGGAACTCTGGTGGTTGGTTCCGCCACGAGCTATAACATTCCCTTCTCGGCTTTTGCGGGTCTTATAAATACACAGACTCCGTACATTTCTGCAGTGGGATCTCAGACGAGTATCACGATAACCATAGCTTCCACCTCTATTCAGGGCATCCTACCAACCGCTGGGTACATCAGTTACACGGCCGCCTCAGCAACAACGGCCATTACTCAGTACACACAGGTCGTAGTTGTCCCGGCCGTCTCGGCAAGTGCACAGCTGGTCGCTGCCCAACCGGTGGAGGACCGCGGCGGCTCGGCCATTATTTCTATTGGCGCCCTGGTTGGCACTACTCCCATTACCGTTGGACAAGCGGTCATCGGAACGCAGTACGCTGGGCCTGTAACTGTCTCGGCAGTTATTAACCAGAACGTATCTGCTCTTGGAACTGGGACAGCCCTCATCGAGGTGAATTTCCCAACACAATCGACTACAGTAAACACAACAACTGGCGCGGGCACCCTCGTACAGTTCGTCGACCCCACGCCAGGATCTCTCGGAATCAACCCACTTGTTACTTACCAGAACGTGGGTTTCAGCGGCACGTACCAGCAGCTTCAGTACGAGGCCTGGTGCAGCTACCTGTACCTGGACGGGGCCGAGCGCGAGTACTTTGCCTCGACCCCTATGGATATGCTGATTACCCAGGTGAACCGCGTGCCCATCAACCCCCTCACGACGCACGAGGTGAACCTGGCCCACCCCGTCAAGTTCCTGGCCTTTGTGTCGAACAGCTACGTGACCGCCTACGCGACCCAGGCCACGACCGGCATCTCCGCTGCGTCCTACCAGTTCAAGACGCAGCTGAACGGAGTGGATGTCGGTGACACGCGCTCGCTCTTCCAGTGGCAGGATGTCCCGCAGTACTACCACACGCCCTTCGGCTACAAGGCCGCCACAGGCACTGCGCCCGTGGCCCTCATCTCGTACTGCCTCGACACCTCCAAGCTCCAGCCAACCGGATCCCTCAACTTCTCCCGGCTCGACTCGTACCGGATCATCACCCCGAGCGGCAGCAACCTGGCCCTCCTGGCAGGTGGAAGCTCGGGTTACATTTACGCAGTAAATTACAACATCCTGCGTATTCAGAAGGGCATGGGGTCCATGCTTTATAGCAGCTAAGGATAGGAATGGCTCTCCTCCGGCTCCTAGAGAAACGTGTTCGCGCCCACGTCTATCTGAGCTGCATGAAATGGGAAGAAATCAAAAGAGTCCTGAACAGATACGTCCCGAACCTGAAGTCCATTCAGATACTTAAATCTGGGAGTACAAAACTCAAAGACCATGAAGAGTACTTTATCCTCTGCGACGAGTACAACTGGCACGAGGATAAAATAGTAGAAGAAGCCAAACAGGGCCTCAAAAAAGAATTTACAAAAAAACTTCCCAAACATTTGGATCCAGCCGTGAAGACTGCGTTTGTAAATAGTCTACGGTAATAGTAATGTGGATAGAGGCGGCGAATATCCTCATCCTCGTATATGTCCTCAGGTGGATACGGAGCCTGGCCAAGTGCGACTGTGCCAAGGGTCTCAGCCGAGACTATATGCAGTTCTTTTTCTCTGCGGGTCTCGTCTTCCAGTTTGCACACCTGCTTGGCCTCTCGCATCTACTCGGATGGCCCATGGGCGCCCTTGCGGTCATCTACGGCTTTGTTGCTCTTCGGTACATAAAAATTGAAAAAAATAAAAATTGTGAATGTTCTGGACGGATCCTGACGCCTTGGTTCTTCTGGCTCACGACGGCCCAGACATCTTGGGCCCTTTTACAAATATTTATGGGTTAATAGTAACAAATGTTCAAGCACATGCTCGCAGAGTTCCTAGGAACCTTCCTGCTGGTCATAGCAATTCTCTTCACGGGCAAGCCGATCATTATCGCCGCAGGATTCCTGCTGGCAATATCCATGATAGGCCCGCTCTCAGGAGGTCACATCAACCCAGCCGTGTCCTTTGCCATGGCGATGAAGGGTGATCTACCGATGATCAAGTTGCCTCAGTATATCTTGGCTCAACTGATGGGCGCGTATGTAGCCCTTGTTGTCTACCGTGGCATTAAGCGGGCGACCTAGACGTCATACTCCCTCTTGGCCAACTCAGTACGGTCAGGCTCCTCCTTGGGTCGTTCTTTCTGGACATCCAAGGCCTCGGACAACTCCTCTACAATCTCCCAAGCCGAACGGCACTCGGGGGTATTTTCAAAATTAAAACAAAGGTTCTGAGCGTGCTTGATAGCATGCTTCACATCACTTGCTTTGATTTTGCGTGGAGTGGCGTGAACCACGGGGGTTCGTGGAATTGTTACACGAAGCATTTATATTTTAGGGGACCAGAGTCTTTACTTGCGCATCATGACGAAAACAATGAATAGAATGGTTAGAAGAATTACGGCAAAATTCATGGGCTGAGCATTGCTCGCCATGTGCTCAACCATTGGGCTCAGATCCATGGCGTCACCCAGGTTGATGCCTGGAGTAGTCGGCTGGTTATTGGCATAGTGCGAGATCTTGCGCATGCGCGTCATACCAGGAACTACGCCCCCCTCCTGAAGGCCCTTGTTCTCGTATATTGCCGGGAAGACGGCCTTGTCGAGAATATCATTGGGGAAATCAAGGTAAGGAGACTTTCCAGCCGTGGGCGGCTTTGTTGGCTTGCCCGTCTTGCCGGCAGAGGCTGATATGCCTGTAGCGGGGAAGTCAGCAGGCTGGTTGTTACTTGGCCAATCAATGTAGCTGTCAGTCATATAAGTACCTGGAACAAAATTCTCGCTCATTAGAGTTCCTGGAGGCGCATACTCCTCTGAATAGCTCATCACCCGCTCCTCGGTAAAATCCTCGTAGTCCTCGTACATTTCAGCGTATTTTGACATTTTGCCCCCTCCAGTTCCACACTTGCGTTTAATATTCGCTTTATGGCACTTGAGTTTTTTATTTTTTTTCCTTTTATTTTTATAAGCATTAGAGCCACATACGTCGGGTGCTTTGTAGCACGGGCCCTTTGAATCACGAAGACCCCCTCCTTTCTTCCTCCTGGCTCCGCCGCCTCCGCCGCCGCCCATACTAGGCATACTTGGAAGTTCTGGAGTGCTAAAAAGACCTCCCATAATTACTATGGTCAGACAAAAAAAGTGGTTGCGTGTTCTGGGAAGGTCTAAAGCCAAGTTGTTCTCTAAGAAAAATGGCTCCCCGGGTCGTCATCAAAGCGAGTGATGTCGCGGCCTGTATCGGCCTGAACCCTTACAAGCCTCCAGATGAGGTTCGAGCCGAGCTCTGGAAAAAGTACTGGCCTGAGACCTTTGAGGGTCTGACGAAGCGTGAAGAGGCCAATGCCTCTCTGGCAAAGTCTTCAGCAGCCCAGAAGATTCTAGCCTTGGCGGTTTCTTTCAAAGCCAAGGACTCCTCAGAGGCCCAGGCAAACTACGAAAAGGCCAAGAAGGATATTGAGATTAATACAACCTTGTCCCCCGAGGATAGGGAGAAAGTCATAGAACATCTTCGATCCACGTGCTATACGACTCACGGTACGCGGTCCGAGGATAAGACGGCCGATAAGGTTACTGAGGAGACGGGCGCGACTCTGTTGCGGGACAACTCTTTCTATACCCTGCCCTTACTGGAGACTGAGGACGGGACGACCTTTTTCGTGACTGGAAAGGTTGACAGGATAGAGGTGGCTCCCGATGGCAGCCGAACTCTGGTCGAGATCAAGAACAGGACACGCGGGCTTTTCAACAGCGTGCGAGAGTACGAGAATGTGCAGATACAGGTATATCTGCGCATGCTGGGACTTGTGCGGGCCAAGCTTATCGAGCAGTACAACAACACGACGGGGACCATGCTGATTACAAGAGATGAGAAGATTTGGGATAACGACATCTGGCCGGGACTTTTAGATTTCGCGATAGATTTGCACGCGCGCGCTACTGGACAAATGTCACTGTCCGCTTAGGACGCTCGACTGGATCGGGCATCGTATTAATAGTAACTGAACCATCAAATAGTTTCTCAAATGTAAGAGGAAACACTTCGTCTGACTCAATGTCCCGCACTAGCCACTCGCCCGTCCCAAGGTCGAACTCCTCGACCTCGCACGTTACATAGCGCGTCTTATTCTTCTGGCGGTTCGCAAAGGTGACCGTCTGGCCAATCAGGGCCTCGCACATATCCTCGTACATATCCAGGGACTTGCGCATCTCCTCGTTCTCGCGGACAAGCTCAACGACAGCAGTAATAGTATCCATTCTATTATTTTAGTGTCTCAACTTTTTATGTAGGCACAGGATAAGATGCGCCGTGGTCTCCTGAAGATCTTTTTGGTCCTTGTGGTCCTGTACCTGCTCCTAAGGGGTGCGAGCAGCGGATTCACCAACCCGATCTACATGCCAGGCTTTGACGAGCGGCGGTGCCCAGGCTGCGTCAAGCAGGCCCGTGAGCACAAGAACCGGGACCTGACCTTTTCCTTCATCAACCCATGGCAGACTGTCGATAATAAAGTTGAGTACTATTAATGAAGCGAGTGGTACTCGTCGCCCTGGCACTCATCCTGCTCTTTATGTACTTGCGCAGCTCAAGCGGCTACAACCAGACCGTCATCTTCGGATCCCCGTCGTGCGGCTGGTGCAAAAAGCAGGTGTCCTACATGGACGCCAAGGGCCTGCCCTATCACTTTGTTGATTGCGGGCAGAACGCCTGTCCAGACTTTGTGAATGGCTACCCAACTATGATTGTAAATAATAAAATCACTTATGGATATACAGAAATATGAGTCTTAGGAACATCATTCTTCTGTCCTTTGCCGAAGTTCTTGGTGACTTTGGCTTCAAGTCCTTTGCCCGAACCGGAACCAAGGCATCCTTTGCACAAGGATCTCTTGGGTACGTTGCAGTTATATACTTTTTGATAAAGAGCCTCAAGCAAGGGAATGTTCTTTATGTTAATGGCATGTGGGACGGGATCTCAGCCATTATAGAATCCGTTGCGGCCTATCTCATACTAGGGGAGAGACTCAATAGACCTAGTGAATACGCGGGACTTGCTTTGATTATAGTAGGTATACTTATGTTACACGCTCCCGAAGGTTCTATACCATATTAAACACGAAGCTGACCGAGTACCACTCGTCGGGCCGCGCCCTGCATCGCTTGCCCGCCTGCGCCCCCCGCTCTATTCTTGGATACTTGGTCGTAAACTCCTTCTTCGGCTCGTCGATCCACGAACACCTGCCAATGTGGCGGTCGCTAAAGTACTCGTCGGTCTCCATCAGCCAGTACTCCAACTCATCAGGCTCCACCTCATAGCTCTTTAGAAAGTTTGAGGTTTTCTCAATATCTCTCAGATCCTCCATAAGACTGTCCATGATCATCTTACGGAGATTCTTCGACTTGACCTCGGCGCAAAACTCAAACGCCTCTTCAATCGCCTCGGTAAACGCCTGGTCAATAACCTCTGTGCAGCGCGTCTCCCGAGCCTCTGTGTCCCATTCGTCGCGGACCTTTGCGAATCCCTTGAAGTGGATAGGCTTGCGGCACATAGGACATCCAGTGCCCGTACCCTTCAGGTACCAGGTCTTGATACATCCGTTACAGAACGCGTGACCGCAGGTCAGCTTGCAGAAAGAGCCAGACTCACAGTAGCACACGGAGCACTCCATTGCTACTGTAGGCAAATCTTTGTTTTGTGAAGAAAAAGGGTCTCGCTGAAGTACCTGTGGACACAGAACCTCTTTTCTCCATGGTTTAGAGATTTCGTCTCAGCTTGTAGTAAGATGCTGGCTCCTCCCCGCCCACGCCCTGTCCTCGAT